TTCTCCTGCTAAAGCCTTTCTACGCTCAACTTTTTTAGCTTTTTCTATTTCAGCTACCTGTCTATTAATTGAACTCGCACTCATTGCATTTTACTCCGTAGGTTTGCCGCAGCGATTTCACGCTGGGTCTTAATTCTATCTTCTGCTATTCGGACTTTTTCCTCATTAGCTTCCTCAGATAGATCAATTCTTTGCTGGTTTAAGAGAACATCATTACGTTCTTTCTCTCGCTCTAACTGCTGTTTTTCTTCAAATTGACGCGATTTCTCCTGTATTTCTGCGCCTCTTAGTGAAAGCTCCTGCTGCCGGATCGCTACCAATGGATCGGATTGATCAGCAGGAGCAACTGCTTGTGCATACTGTTCAGTCATCTCGCCAGCAATTTCTGCGGCTCGATTTTGAATTTCATTCTGAACTTGCTGCATCATCTGTGGATTTTGTTGCATCATCATCTGAGCGTCAGGAGACAACTCAGCCATAATCTCCTGTTGAGCCTGTATCTCTGACATCATAGCAATATGCTCTGAAATATGGCCTTGAATGGTCATTATTATGTTGGCATTGGCCTGTGCTACTGGCGTAGACAACATAGCTAAATGTGCCTCAATATGAGCCGCGTGATTTTGCTCTGGGAACGCCTGCAATCTTTGATTTCGCAAAGCTTCTTGGTTTTCTTTCGCAGGGTTCATTGGTTGAGGCTGCGGCGGAACAGGCAAAATACTATCAATGTTTGTCACGCCAAGAGCTTCGTACATTTTTCTGTACGCTTGATAAAGACCCTGCGGACCACCGTGAATTTCTGGGTTTGACTGGGCAAGCTGTAACTGTGTTTGAGCTAAACCAATACGCTGTGACATAGAAAAGATGTTAGGGTCTGAAACAGGCAGAACATCAATTCGATCATCAAAGTCTTGCTGCTTAATCTCTGGAGGCGCACCCGGAACTGCATATGGGTACATGGAAGCCATGTTACGGGCAAATATGTTGGCTAAAAGCTTAAATTCAATTTTCTGTGAATAATGAAGCCTTTTATGAATAGCGGACATAACCTTTGTGCCACGCTCCATAATCGCCATTGTAGTCCCTACAGGCGTTTCTCCGCCCATTTCACCTACTTTCATGTCAGCCATAGACGCAAAGCGCCTTCCTGAGTCAATTAAGGAGCCTAATAAGCTATACAGGGTCTGTGAAGGCTCTTTAAACGGCAAAGGCATAAGAGACTGGCGTATATCCATGCCAGCAGCGTCAATATCACGAAATTCACCGGGTTGCAGAGGCTCATCCTCATCACGAATACGAGCGCCACGAGCTTTAAAGCCAGCCGGAAGGTTAGAAAGCGTACCAGCGTCAATTAATTGCCTTAAAATGCTTGTGGAGGCTTGAGATAAGCCGCCAATCATGTGTGTAAGGCCAAAACCATAGAAACCAAGCCCCGGAAGAAACTTGTAATGCACAAAATACTGATTTTGACGCATCATAGGGTCATCTTGAGAGTAATTTCTACGCAAAGATAATACTTCGCCAGTAGCCTCAACAATAGTTACGATGTAAGGCAGCTTTAAACCGCTCATTTCACCGTCTGCCTTCATATCCTCAAAGCCTTCAAGGTCAAGGGAAGTATGAACCTCGTACAAAGTCACTTCTTCAGAGCCAGAACCAGACATTTGTACGCCTTGAGCCTTGTCAACAGACTCCTGAACCTCGCTGTAGTCGTCAGACTCCATATTATTGCTGATATTTGTCTCACGATAAAAACCAGATAGCTGCAACTTCAATACTTCGTTCTTATCCATGCGGATAATATGAGTTGTACGAGGAGATGTAAGTAAATCTGTGGCTCCATAAGGCACTACTAAATCTTCAGCATGTACAAATTTACTAACTGCACGTTGCAACAAAGGGTCAAAATAAATTTTCTTAAATGTAGAACCAATAATCGGTAGATAGAACAACATCTGATCTGTTTCAGGATCATATTCTTCCATCTCGTAGGTAATCATGTAATTCATGTAATCTTTGACACGTTGCGCTTGCATGGCAATGTCTGGTGTATCAGCACCCATAACCTGTGTACGAACAGGGCCACCTGCTGGCAACATCTCACGATAAGCTTGAGCTTGGAATTGTGTAACAGACTCGGCAAGCAGAGGATGCACAACACCAGAAGCTCCCTCAAACGGCTGACTACGCTCTTCGTAGTTCATGCCTAGAAGCTCAATACCTCGCTTATATGTATCTTCCCAGTCCTGACGAGAGGACATATCTTCTTCAATTTCGTTAACAAGATCAGATGAAATTCTTGTTAACTCTGAATCGTCAACAAATTCTGCTAAATTCGCATCAAAAGGAATATCCTGTGCAACCATCGTCTCTTGCTGTAAAAGCTCTCCAACAATAGCTGATCCATCATCCATTTCAGCTACACCGGGCATTTCTGGCAGTTCTATTACATCAACAGAAGCCTGAACAACCTCTTCAGGGATTGGAATATCCCCTGTAGCTCCTATTCCTTTTTCAATAGCCATATCTGGTCCTTTTCAATTTAGGTGAGGCTGACCTCGGCGCAGTCACGAGAAGGGCATCAAACATGACCGCAAAGCCATAAGCCAGCCTCTCTCGCACTATAACACCAAAATTAAACAACATCACCTTATCTTAGCTTTTCTGGACGAACCCATATAAGCCCTGCCCATGCCACGAACTTCGCCGCCATGTTCAAATCCTTCAACACCACGGCCTTTAAGAATATCTTTTTTCGTAACCTTACCGTCCCCCGTCAAATCAGGAAATGTTGAACCGCCTTTGTTGAGGCGCTTAACTTGTTTGCCAGTCTTAGTATCTATGATCATAGGCCCCATTTCATTGAGATCGCCAATCTTTGGTATATACGGACCTTTTTCGCCCTTAACACGCTTGTTAAGAAGCCTTTCAACTTTAGTTGGCTTTGGTTTTGGAAGAGGGCCTTTGTATTTTTTAGACTTCTTGACCTTGCCGCCGTCTTCAAATGTTTCTTGACCATCGTTCAGCATATCAAGCAGATTTTGTTCACGCAGCTTTAAGACTTTAATTTCTTTTTCGGACTTACGCGGATCGTTCAATTGTTTGTCTATGTAGTTAAGTCGTGAGGAAATGCTGTTTCCTTTGTCTTTGTTTCTAACTGCCATTAGAATACTCCTTTAAATCGCTGTGGACGGGCTATGGGGCTGAAGCCTCTTACAACACCGCCCCTGTTCTTTTTGGTAACACTCTTTTTCCCAATTTTTTTAAGCTTGTAAGGCACATACCCTAACGCTCCTGCACCAAGAGCCGCCGTGCCATGTGCGCCATAATTAATAATATCTTGGAGATGCGGCGCAACCGTTGTCACAATATCCATAGCAGAGGCATTCTTTATATTTTTGTTTTTTTTCTTTGGTGCCGCTGGTTTTCTAGGTGCCATCAGCTAACTCCTTTAAACTTTCCACCACGACCCCTCATGACAGCGCCGCCGTTGTTCATTCTTTTTGGCCTTATCTCACCTACTCGTTCTAAAATTTTAGGATGAACCTCTTCTTTTAAAAGACCAAGCCTGCCTTTTAACATTGCTTCAAGCTGGCGCTTCAAAGGCACTTTTTTATAACCTAATCTTTCAGCATAGTTTGGATACAATTGCTCCATTTTTAGCTTTGCTTTTTTTTCTTTTACGGCTTGCCGTGGAGTTTTAGGTAATACCGTTGATTTTTTATCTGACATTAGTAATACTCCCTGCTACGCCTGTAAGTTGCCAAATCATCGTCTTCGTAATCAGAACGAGTGCGTATAAAACTGCCCTGCCTAAAACGCAGTATAGCCTGTGTCATCGAATCCGCCAAGTCATCATGCTCTCCATTGGGAAATGACGCACATTCCTCAATGACCTCTTCTGCCCATCTAGTCTCTGGACACCAAACCATACCTGACTCAAACACAGGCGCACAAGCGTTCATACGAGAAAACTTGTCTGCACCACGACCCGGCGTAAAGCCAGACACAGGAATACCCATCTTACGCAAGTCCTGCGTTAACGGTGTTCCTGATGCCTTCTGCTCTATCAACACCATGTCTGGTTCAAATTCCTCATACAAGCGCATTGCCGCGTCTTTAAGCTCTGGAAACTCCCATCGACCTTTTTCTGAATCCAGCAATATGATCGCAGCCTCATCACCCTCGTCAGGATAAAACACGCCCCAAGTCGTAATAGCCGAGTAATCCGCCCTTTCGGATTTGGTGAAGGCGGTGTCATACGACTGGATGACGTAATCAACGACAGGTGGATCATCATGATCCCAAACATTCCACCACTCCCTTTTAATAATTGCACCCTCTTCAGCAGTAGGATTCTGAAGATATTGTGCGTTCCACTTGGCTACAGGTATAGAAGCCCTAACGCCTTCTAGCTCGTCCCTGCTCCAGAACTCGGGCCACAACACGTTGTCTGTATCGGGAAATATCGCTGGAAACTCCACAACTTCCCACTGATCTGCTCCGCCCTCGGCCTGCTTCTGCAAAACCTTCGCTGTCAAATCCCTGATGCTCCACCGCGTCATCACAATTATAATCGCGCCGCCCGGCTGTAGTCGCTGTCTCGGTCCTGATGTGTACCATTCGTAAATATTATCCAGCGCGGCTGGTGACAACGCATCCTGCTCTGATACAGGATCGTCAATAATACACAGATCAGCACCACGACCAGCAAGCGCACCGCCTACACCAACAGCGTAATACTCTCCACCCATATCCGTAGACCAACGACCACTGGCCTTCGCATCTCTAGCTAATTGTATGTCAGGAAAAACATCACGATAGATCTCACTATCAAGCAGGTTCTTGACCTTTCGACCAAAACCTACAGCCAATTCCGCCGTGTGCGTTGCCTGAATAATCTTTGTTTCTGGCTTCTGCCCCATAACCCACGCAGGAAACAGATAACTCGCAAACTCTGATTTGGTATGTCTTGGCGGCATATTAACAATCAGACGCTTTAACTCGCCCCTTGCCACACGCTCCAGCTTCTCGCCAAAAATCTTATGATGACTACCAGCTATGAATGAAGGCCAGACATGCCTTACAAAATCAAGAAAGCTTGTCTGAAGCTCCTCTCTATCATGCAACTCTTTGTACTTGTCTAAATGCTTGCCAAGAGACTCAAGCTCCGCATCAGTCAGAAACTCAGTAGCTATATCAAGGGCTTCATCCATTTACTAAGCCGCTGGCATCAATGCCTTTAAGAAGTTGTCTGCTGCCATATCCAGATTGGAAGATACAGAGCCACCATTTGCCAGCCCAACAGGATATTGCGGCTGTGGAC